GGTCTTTCAAGTGTTGTGTACAAAGATAGAGGAAAAAGAAAAGTACTACCTGTAAAAGATATACGAAATTCTTTATTTGATGCAGCAGAAGATTCAACTACAGGATTCAAAGTGGGATTCTTCGATCAATCAGGTGGCATTCCTGTAAGCGACAAAGTTATGAACGACTACAGACAAGTCAAAAACAATTACATGGATTATGCTGAGAGATATGACAGTGGCACTGTAGGTGGAAACTGGTTAAATACAGTAGTCAGTAAAAGCGATAGTGGCGTAATATACAAAACAAAACAAGGTCCTGCTAATTGGATAGCCAATGAGATAAACTCTTACGTTAAAAGTGGAAAGATAGAAGCTTTAACTACAGATTTTATGTCAGATATGGCATCTGTATTTAACGGCGTAAAGGTAGCAGGCGGTAGAAATGTACCTGTAACTTATCAGTTTGTAGAGGGTCAAAGAGGAACTAGGTCATTCAAAAGCTTGATGAAAAACAATCTTAAATTGATGGCACTCAATGCAAGTTCTGGTGGTAAATTAGTCCAAAAGTTACGTGACGATCCTATCTTCAGAGGTAAGTTTCTAACTAGTAAAGAAATTACTGAAGGTAGAGAACTAATAGGCGAAGGAAACAAAGATACCTTTGCGGCCATAATGTCACAGATGAAGAATGCTACTATGGTAAGACAGGATGGCACAGTCGTACCTTTGTTTAATCAAGCTGACATAGATTCCATATATGATGTAGGTGGAATAGACGAGCTTGTACGAGTTAGTAAAAACGCAAAGTTACATGTTAACAAGGCATTAGATGATACCAGAAATATTGTAGAGAATATACGTAAACCTGAAAGTGACTTCGCTAAAGATTTAAAAGCTGAAACTGATTTGATGGCAAAGTATGGTAGCAATCTAAATCCTCAAGTTGTATCAAAAGCTCTTAGTGAAGGAACTATTGGGTTAAATAACTTAGACTCTGTAAGAAGAGGTTACATACGTACCTTAAAACAAAGGGGTATGACGGGAAAAGCTTTTGACGATAACATAAGACGTTATGATAAAATAATAGCCAAGCAAGCTTTAGAACACATACAAACAGGATCTGTAAAACCTGTACAAGGCACAGTAGGAACTACAGCTAGACCTATACCAACTATGATTGATCCTGCTGCTATGTGGAAAAACTTAGGCGGAGAAGCATCTACACAACAGACTGCAGCCATAAAAACTATTCTTAATAGAGCTACAGGAGACGATAAGTTATTTGAAAACCTACAAGCAATAGCAGGTTTAATGAATACAAGAGTTCCCGGAGCAAGTTCAGGTGTAAACTTTGCAGGGATACCACGTGGACTGTCTGTGGAGTCTTACATAAGTAGGGTGTATTCTATGGCTAGAGAAGTTGTTTCATTTAAATATGTAGCAACTGAAGCAATTTTACAAACCATGAGAATGAAAAAGTTTAACGCTTTTGAAGCTATGATTGATGATCCAGAGATAGCCGAATACGTTGTTAAGATTATTAAAACTGGAAAGCCACTAGAGCAGAGATTAGAAACTGAGTTCTTACAGCTTATGACTAATGCTGTTGCAAAACAAGTCGTCAGGTACGAGAGTGCTGAAGGTTCTAGGTATAATCCAAATGCAGGGGAAGGATTCTTTTCTTCAACAGGGGAAGGCGTAATAAATAACTATAACAACTACGTCAAGCGAGGAGAAGAAGAAGGTTTCTTGATAGGTGGTATAAGCAAAGAAGCTATGAAAGTACCGAGCGAGGGAGAATACTTAACACCTAACTTACTAAAAGTAATAACTCCGGGAGCTTCTGTAGGTGAAAAGTTCGACGTACGAAAGAAGCCTGAATTTTTAGGTGGCTCACCTGACACAGATCCTGAAACTTTAACAGGTGCAGAAAAACTATTCGGTAGAGTAGTTAGATAATTTAACTAAGGAGAAAGACTAATGAAAACTTACTACAACGGACCACGTAAAGGCATGATGTATGGTGGTGGTGCTACCATGAGAAAGCCTATGATGTATGGTGGCATGGCTAAGAAGAAAAAAATGCAGATGGGTGGACTTGCTGAACAAAACAGAAAGTCTAATCAATCAGGTGCGATGATGAGTCCTAAAGGGGGAAGCATGATGACTGATGAGAAGAAGTTCAACATGGGCATGATGTACGGGGGTCAAGCCAAGCTAGACAAAAACAAAGATGGCAAAATATCAGGCAAAGACTTTGCTATGATGAGGAAGAAGAAGTAGGTTTATCCCTTTTTCTCATTATCTTACGACCTCTGAAGAAAACAATTGTATTGATAGTGGTGTTTATGGTGATGGCAACAACTAGCCAAGCTTCCCACCATTGCATCAAACATACCTACCTGATTTATCCATGACCTCTTGTGCCATAGACTTCAGATACTTTATCAACTGAGTTACTTTATTTGTACCTTCATACATGGGAAGACCTAAGTTCATGGTCTTCTCAAATTCATTTGGATCTACTGCATCGTAGAGTATCTCAACATTTCCGTCCTTATTAAGAAACGCTTCTAGTGAGAATAGTTTCGCTTTCACCTTTGATTTCATTGATCGGCTCTAATTTACTAATAGGTAAGTTATAACAATCAGCTTTAAACGTAAAGCCGTTGCTTGGGTCTACTTGACCTTTCTTATATCGGGTAGCTTTAGCATAGTATTCTTGTTTACTGATGCTACCTAGTATCCAAGCCTTACTGAGATCAGTCAGTATCCTCACGAACACATAACTGTCACAGTCTTGCTTAGTACCATGAGATGCAACCGAGCAATCATAATTAGACTTTGGCTTAGTGTTACAACGTTTAGTCTTAACGTCGATACGATTCCCATCTTTCACTAAATCATAGTTATATGTATTTGCTTCAGTTGCCCCGATGATATCAGCTACGATTACCTCGCCTATCGCACCTACTACGTTACTAGTGCCACCTGTAATACTTCCCTGCAGTATGCCTACAGAAGAAGCTTTTTCCCTCGCATGACGCATGTAATCTTCGCTGATTGATACTTCGATCATTAGTTTGCACCTAAGTCTACAACTTCACAGGCATCTGCAGTGCAAGCCAATTCACGAGTACCGCTCGTATTATCTTCCTTTTCATACATAGAGAACTTAGTCCAGTCGAGTGACTTTGGAACACGTCCATTCCATTCGAGATATTCATCCGCATCTATGTCCTGATAAGGAGCTTGTTGGTACGTATGGTCGGCAAACGGAAGGAACGATACACCTGACGCAATATCAAAGTTATCGTACAACCACGCACCAACTTCCATCCATTCCTCTTCCTTTACAGTAATAGTCACAGACGGTTTGTGTTCGCACCAGTTAAGTGCATAGACTTTCCAAAGTTCTAGTTGTTCTACTGCACTCATCTCAGTTCTAGTGATAGCACCACTAGGAGATTTCATTGGAAAAGAAAACACGGTAACACTGTCAGGCTTCATAACGTCAGGCTCTGCAGGAATACCTTCTTCTTTCATAAACTGTGTAAGTGGATCTTTGTTATCCCCACGTACTGTTCTGATATAAAAATCATTGTGTCTAGCATGAATACCCGATGCAGAATCAGTCAACTGAGACACAGTACCACTTGGCTTTACACAAGTGATAGCCGTACTTCTTGGTATACCAATAGCATCTGCATATTCTTTGTTTGTCTTTATTGCTACTTGTTTCATCTCTTGTAACCAAATCTTTGAATCAGTTGTTTTAGACAGTACATAATGATCCATGATACCAGTTAATGAGACACCAAGCAAGCGTTCTTCTTCTGTATTTGTTTTCCATATCTTACGTAGATACTTCAGATCTGTAAGAGTAGACTGAAACGTACCTAGCATTGTGGCAACTCGCACCTTTGACTGAAGAGTCAGTAAGTCATCGTTTTCACGTACGACCACTTCAGATAAGTTACAGAACTGATACGGTCTAAGTATGATCTCACTACATGGGTTCGTACCCCACATGTGACCTGTTTGTCTTCTGCCACTCTTAGCTACCTGATCGTCGGCTGCCTTACGATTGAACATGCCACGCTCACCTGACTTTGACTCGTACAGAGATAACCATTCTCTCATGTAGGTTTCCATAGCAGGCTTGCCCTTGTAGGCTACAGAGTTATTTGCTAATGCTCTCTGACCATTGTTGTTCCACCACTCACCTGATTTAGCGTGAGCCATTTGATCGTCGTTTAAGTTAGATAAGCTAATCAGAGCAGATCGTCTGACGCCACCTACTACAACAACCTCACCTACCTTACACATAATATCGTGGCACTCGACAGGAAATAACTTTCTACCTGTAGCACCCTTGAATTTCTCAATAGTAAACTTAAATAAGTTGACCAACGGATCAGCACCTGATGCTCTCCCACCCATAACTTTTAGCCTTGCACCTGCAGGTCGCACCTTCGATACATCCCAAGATGGTATCATTCCTGAATAAAGTAAAGCCACAAGCTCACGATATGCTCTTGCCCACCCTGCTTTACTATCTTCCACAACAATAACAACTTCAGACTCTTGCATATTCTCGCTGATTACAGGTAGCTTATCTACGTTCTCTCGCTCAACAGAGAAGCCTACACCTGTGCCACACATAAGAATGTACATAGCTTCATCAAAACTACGTGGACTATCCACTGGTAGGTAGCTACAATTGTACCCACAAGTGTTATCTCTATTGAGTGCTTCTCCTGCAGTCATCATTGCTCTCATGGATGGCATAACTCTCAAGTCACTGATGTACTCATGTATTATCTCTTTATCAACGCTATCCATCTTGTAGTTGTGCTTTTCTAAGAGAGTGTCTTCCATAAAGTTTACATATCTTGAAACTGTCTCTAGCCAGTTCTCTCTTCTGCCTTCATCATCCATCCATCTAGCATACCTAGACTTGTGTATAAACTCCTGATATGAAGTTGGTAACATATTAGACGCCATTATATTGTTCTCCTACCTTTGTTTCAATTAAACGATTTAAATACCATCGTGCTTTTTCTAAATCTTCTACTCCATTCTTGTACTTGTACCTACATATGTACTTCAAAATGTTGCCTTGAAGATATGTTTCAAATCCATCTCCTGTGACAGATTGAATTATGTCTATGGTTTCAATGCCTGCCTTATTGTAATGTGCAGGACTGTTAACCATATCTGTATTATTTTCTACTTCCTTAAGTTTCATCTTCATGTATTCCATGTGTCTCATTACTGATCATTACCAAAATCTACCTTAATCACATTCTCAGGAATGTCAAGCATTTCTCCTGTGTCCTGTTG